TTAAAGGTAAGAAGACACTTTTACAGGAGAACGAATATGACAATGCTGCAGAAAGTCTTTAATCCGATTGGTAAATTTTTCAGTCTAATGGTTGAAGCACTTGTTGAGGCACGTAAAGCCAGAGCAGATGCAATCACCAAAGGGATTGGAAGATAAAACAATTCTAGAGAAGTAATAGAGTGGGGACTTGTTCCCCACTTCTTCATGAGACTAAATAGTTTTATGAAGAAAAAAGCAAGCGTATTTCCAAACATGGTAACATATGTTCCTATCCGAAGAAAGGATTGGGTGCTTAAGATTTCAATCTTTAAAAACAACTCTATACTTGTTGTTGGTTATAATGTTTATACATTTTCTATTATCGTGAGACAGTTCGATGAGCCAGATCTAGCTGCTTCTTTTATTGACTTTATGGTAGAACAGGAAGAATTATGACAGTGAAAGTTTATAAGATGATTAATGGTGAAGATATTATTGGTGAGGAAGTAAAAGCCGATAGTGCTAACTATATTATTAAATCTCCAGCACAAGTTGTGCTGCAAAGAACAGAAACAGGTATGGGTGTTGCTCTAGCACCTTATATGCCTTTTGCTTCTGGCGACATTAGATTGTACTACTCAGCAATTGCTGCAGAGTGCACTCCAGATCAAAACATGATCAATGAATACAACAGAATCTTTGGATCAGGCATTCAGGTAGCCCCAGCATCTGCCCTTGCAGGTTTGCAAATAGCAAAATAACCCTTGACATTTAATGGCGTTTCAGGTATAATAATACTTGAGACGCTATTTTCCATTGGAGATTTATTATGTTTATGTTCGATATTGAGACTCTTGATGCAGAGTCCACAGCTGTAGTTTTGTCAGCGTCAATCATTCACTTTGATATTGGCGAGCAGTATACTTATGACGAACTGATGAACAATTCTTTGTTTGTTAAATTTGATGCCAAAGAACAAATCGCAATGAAGCGTTCTATCGACAAGGGAACTGTTGATTGGTGGGCAGGACAACATGAATATGTTCGCAGTATTTCTTTGGCTCCCAAGAAAGATGACTTGACTTCTCTTGATGGAATTAATAAAATAAAAGAATATATCGCAAAGTATCCAGAGAAAGACCAAACCTTTTGGGCTCGTGGTTCGCTTGATCAAATGTGTATTGATAGTTTGTGTAAGTCAGTTAAAGTTGATTTAATTACAAACTACAATGTTTGGCGTGATGTTCGAACAGCAGTTGACTTACTTTGTGAGACAGGTAAGAATGGCTACTGTGATATTGTTCATCCTACCTTTCAACGACACAATGTTATCAAGCATCACCCAACTCATGACTGTGCCTTGGATATTATGATGTTAATTTATGGGAAATAAATGAAAGAATTTTATACAAGCGTTGTTCAATATGGTAGTAAGATGCTTGTCCGTGGCTACGACAAAAGCGGAAGTCCTTTTAGACATCGTGTAGATTTCAACCCAACTATCTTTGTTCCATCAAACAAACCAACAGAGTATCAAACTCTTGATGGTAAGTATGTTGCTTCACTTCAATGTGGCAATGTTTATGAGACCAAAGAATACATTGAACGATACCAAGATATTCAAGGATTCGAGATCTACGGCAACAACAACTGGGTTGCTCAATTCATCAGCGACACTTATAAAGGTGAGATCGTTCCAGATACAGATTTGGTTAAGATCTTTTCTTTGGATATTGAAACCAAAACCGAAAATGGTTTTCCCGATATCCCTTCAGCAAATGAAGAGATTCTTTTAATCACACTTCAAGATAACAAAACAAAAAAGATTGTTACCTTTGGTCGTCAACCAATTGGTAATGCTGGTGATGTTGACTATCGTTGTTTCGAAAACGAAGCACAGATGCTCAAGGAGTTCCTAATCTACTGGCAGGATAACTGTCCCGATGTTGTTACTGGTTGGAACATTAACTTCTTTGATATTCCTTATCTTATTCGTAGGATTGAATATGTTCTCGGTGAATCTTTTGCTAAGAAGATTTCGCCATGGGATATGATTCGTGAACGTAAGGTTGCCATGAAAGGTAGCGAGGAATTGACATACGACATTCAAGGTGTTGCTATGTTAGACTACATGGATCTTTATAAGAAGTATACCTACTCGGCGCAAGAGTCTTATCGTCTTGATCATATTGCCTTTGTTGAGTTGGGTGAAAAGAAACTAGACCATAGTGAGTACGCAACCTTCAAAGACTTTTACACTCATAACTGGAAGAAGTTCGTCGCCTATAACATTCACGATGTACACTTGGTTGACAAACTTGAAGACAAGATGAAGTTGATCGAACTGCAGTTGACCATGGCGTATAATGCCAAGATTAACTATGAAGATGTATTCTCTCAGGTTCGTATGTGGGATGCTATCATTTATAATCATCTTCGTGAAAAGAATGTTGTCATACCACAAAACTCTGGTAATCGCAAAGGTGAGAAGTTTGAGGGTGCTTATGTCAAGGATCCTCTTGTTGGTTTACACAAGTGGGTTGCTTCCTTTGACTTGAACAGTCTGTATCCTCACTTGATTATGCAGTATAACATCTCCCCTGAGACAATGCTTGAGGGTCGTGAAACTGTAACAGTTGACTATCTACTTCAACAGAAGATTGACACCAGTTCTATCAAGGAACGCAATGTCACAATGACAGCCAATGGCGTTTGCTATACCAAAGAGAAACTTGGTTTCATGCCAGAGTTGATGGCAACTATGTATGCCAATCGTTCTAAGTTTAAGAAGCAGATGTTGAAAGCTGAACAGGAATATCAAAACGACAAGAGCAAGAAAAACTTGCTAAAGGATATATCTCGACTTAACAACCTGCAGATGGCAATGAAGATTGCTCTAAACTCTGCTTATGGTGCAATGGGTAATCAATATTTCCGCTACTTTGATCTACGAATGGCAGAGGGAATTACCTTGTCTGGTCAGTTGTCGATTCGTTGGATGGCAAACAAACTAAATGTTTTCCTAAACAAAACAATGAAGACCGAAGGCAAAGATTATGTCATTGCCATTGACACCGATTCAATCTATCTAACTCTTGAGAATCTAATCGAATCTGTTTGTAAAGGTAAGACTGACGAAGAGAAGATTAAGTATATGGATAAGATATGCGAAGATGTTTTCCAGCCATTCATTGACAAGGGTTATGAAGAGTTGGCTGATTACATTAATGCCTATGCTCAAAAGATGCAGATGAAACGTGAGGTATTGGCAGACAAAGCAATCTGGACTGCCAAGAAGCGTTATATCATAAATGTTCACAACTCTGAAGGTGTTCAATATGCGGAACCTAAAATTAAAGTTATGGGTCTTGAAATGGTCAAGTCCTCTACTCCTCAAGTTATACGTAACAAACTTAAAGATTCGATCAAGGTTATTCTTGAAGGAAATCAAAGCAAGATTCATTCGTATATACATTCGTTTAGAGATGAGTTTAACAAACTATCAATTGAAGAGATTGCGTTCCCGAGATCAGTAAATGGTCTACGAGAGTATGGTAGAAGTTCCACGATCTATGGTAAGTCAACACCGATCGCAGTTCGTGGTGCGCTGTTGTTTAACTATCACACAAAAGAAAAGGGACTTGAGAAACAATACCAACCCATTCGTGATGGCGACAAGATTAAGTTTGTGTATCTCAAGACACCGAATCCGATTCAAGAAGATGTTATTTCTTTCTCTCAAGAACTACCTAAAGAATTAAACCTACATAGTTATGTAGACTACGAAAAACAATTCGAAAAGGTTTTCCTTGATGCAGTACAGATTGTTATTGAACCTTTGGGTTGGAGCGTAGAACCAAAATCATCACTGGAGGATTTCTTTGCGTAATATTCGTATCATTAAAACTGGCATCAATGTCAGCAAGATACTAAATCAGCTGAAGCAGCACCCCGACGATTGGATGAATCAAAGAAGAATTGAGGGTGTGCAATCTTTGGTTGATCGAGGTTATGATGACATCCCTGTTGGAAACCTTCAGCTCGTTATGGGTTCTGTAGAAAAAGCTGAAGACTTTGTGGGAGACAGTGAGATTTGTGTTCCAACTCCAGCAATACACAATCACACAGAGATTGTGGGATTCATGAAACGAAACTTTAAAAAGTTTAGTCGTTGTGGATTTCTGTCTCTGCCTGTCGATGGTGTTGTTGGACTACATATTGATGAGGGGACTTACTATCTAACAAGAGATCGTTATCACTTATCTATTCAAGGAAGATATAGATATTTTGTAGGCGATGAACACTACGATGTTGAACCTGGAACTCTGCTCTGGTTCAACAACAAACTAATGCACGGAACTGCAAACATTGGAGATTGTACCAGAGTCACCTTTGTATTCGATGTCCCACACAGCAAGAATAATCCTTGACTTGCAAACATATACATAGTATAATAGAAATAAATATTTGGAGAACATATGAGTTTATTAGATAAAATTAAAAAGAATTCAACTATCAAGGATAGCGCAATTCTATCACAATCAAAATTCTTCACCAAGAAGGATATGATTCCTACCTCTGTCCCAGCAATCAACATTGCTTTGTCTGGTCGACTTGATGGTGGTTTAGTCCCAGGTGTTACAATGTGGGCTGGTCCATCGAAACACTTTAAAACGGCATTCTCTTTGTTAATGGCTAAGTCCTATCTGGACAAGTATGACGATGCTGTTCTTTTATTTTATGACTCTGAGTTTGGTACTCCGCAGTCCTACTTTGATTCCTTTGGTATTGATACTGATAGAGTTATTCACACTCCTCTTACCAATGTTGAACAGTTGAAGTTTGACATCATGCAACAACTTGAGGGTGTTGATCGTGGTGACCATTTGATTATTGTTATTGATTCTATTGGTAACCTTGCTTCTAAGAAAGAAGTTGAAGATGCTATGGAAGGTAAGTCTGTTGCTGATATGTCAAGAGCAAAGCAGATGAAGTCACTGTTCCGTATGATCACACCACACTTGAATCTGAAAGATATCCCACTGGTTGTTGTCAATCATACCTACATGGAAATTGGTATGTTCCCCAAAGCAATCGTTGGTGGTGGCACTGGTTCGTACTACTCAGCTGACAATATTTTCATTATCGGTCGTCAACAAGAGAAAGAAGGAACTGAGGTTATCGGTTACAACTTTATTATTAATGTGGAGAAATCAAGGTACGTGCGTGAGAAATCTAAAATACCTGTTACTGTATATCATGATGGTGGTATCAGTCGTTGGTCTGGTCTACTTGACATTGCTATGGAATCGGGACATGTGGTTAAACCATCAAATGGATGGTACTCAAGAGTTGATACGGATACTGGTGAAATAGAAGATAAGAAATATCGTATCAAAGATACTGATAACAAAGAATTCTGGATGCCTATTCTTGCCAAGAAAACATTCGTTCAGTTTGTTAAAGACAAGTATCAAGTTGGCTCAACTGAAATCCTCAAAGATGAGGACATCGAAAAAGAACTTGCAGAGATTGACAATGAAGACTGATATGGTTCGTCCACATAAGACATTAGAACGCAATGGAGTTCTTGCGTTAATGTTGACGGAGGGAGAATTTTCAGGTATAATATTCTCTTATGGTCGAGTTTCCTTTGAAGAAGATAAAGAAAACGATAGACTTAGAGTTAAATTTGTATACAACATACATGAACAAGAACCAGAAAATCTTGACCACACTGCCTTTAAAAAAGAGTTGGGCGATTTCCTAATGGAACTTATGGCGTATGGTGTAATTAATAACGATATAGTATATACAGGCGGTGTTAATGAGAATAGAGAAGTCGATCCTATCGAACTTGATCCACAATGAAGAATATTGTCGTAAGGTAGTTCCTCATCTTAAGACTGAGTATTTTTCTGACAGAAAAGAATCAGTAGTTGCTCAGGAACTTATAAAGTTTTTTGTAGAGTATAACAAGCCAGCATCTCCAGAAATCTTGGCGATTGAAGTTGGCAACAGAAAAGATTTAAACGACAAGGAAGTGCCTGAGTTTGAAGTTTTTATTAATGAACTCACAAGTAAAGAAACTAATGTAGATTGGTTACTTGGTGAAACAGAAAAATTCTGTAGAGATAAGGCAGTTTATAATGCGATTTTACAATCAATTAAAATCATTGATGGTGGGGATAAAGTTAATACCAAGGATGCGATTCCTTCTATACTCTCTGATGCTCTTGCCGTGTCTTTTGATAACCATGTTGGTCATGACTACATCGAGGATTTTGATGACAGGTATGATTTTTATCATAGGGTGGAAGAGAAGATTGCATTCGATCTTGATCTCTTTAATAAAATCACTAAAGGTGGATTATCAAAGAAGACCCTTAGTGTGGTACTGGCTGGTACTGGGGTTGGCAAGTCTTTGTTCATGTGTCATGTGGCTGCTAGCACCTTAATGCAAGGCAAGAATGTTTTATACATTACCATGGAGATGGCTGAAGAAAGAATCGCTGAGCGTATCGATGCCAACCTAATGAACATTGGTATGGATGAGTTAAGAATTATCGATAGAGAATTATATCAAAAGCGATTTAGTAAAGTATCTACAAAGACACAGGGTAAGTTGATTGTTAAAGAATATCCAACAGCAGGTGCCCACGCTGGTCACTTTAAAGCATTGCTTGAAGAATTGAAACAAAAGAAGAAGTTTGTTCCAGACATGGTTATCATTGATTACCTGAATATCTGTTCTTCTTCTAGAATGAAGCAAGGTGCCAATGTAAATTCTTATACATATATTAAGAGCATCGCAGAAGAGTTGAGAGGATTGGCAGTTGAATATGCTGTACCAATTTTATCAGCTACTCAAACGACTCGCTCGGGTTTTGCTAATACTGATGTAGGATTAACAGACACTTCTGAATCATTTGGTTTACCAGCTACAGTGGATTTTATGTTTGCACTAATATCCTCTGAAGAATTGATGAACCTGAATCAGATTCTTGTGAAACAGTTGAAGAATCGTTACGGCGATCCATCTTACTTTAAGAAGTTTGTAATTGGGGTTGACAGATCTAAGATGAAGTTATATAATTTAGAAAGTACCGCACAAGAAAACATATCTGACTCTGGACAAGAAGATACTGGTCCAGTTTTTGACAAGTCTGAATTCGGAAAGCGTGTAAAGGCAGAAGAGTTCGAAGGATTTAAGTTTTAGGAGAGAGTTATGGTTAGAAAAATTGTAGCAGAAAGAAAATATGACTGCACTGATTTATTGGGGAAATTCGTAGATGAACGACATTATGATATCCTTGTTGAAGAAGATTGCGATGTTTATGCACCAGCTGATTGCGAAATTGGAGCACAGGCAGGCTGTGACAGAGACTGTTCAGACTGCGAAACAGGAACAGACGAAAGAAAAATCGTCTTCAAATTCCGCAAGAACTTCTTCACCAAAGAAGAGCAGCAAATGGCTTATATCGGATTACGCGAAGCAGCCACTCGGACGGAAAACAGGGGTATCGCATCGGGCATCAAAGAAGGTATAGTTGCCACTGACGAAGGTCGCGAATGGGTAACTAACTATCAAGATGAAATGACAACAGCCTTGTTGGCAAATCGCAACGCATCGCTTGATGAGAATGATGTTATCGATGCTATTCGTGCCAAGTATCCTCGTGATGTTGATAAGAAGATGGCTGGTGGTGCAGGTAAAAACAATGTCTGGGTTATCTCTCGCTATCGTGATGGTAAGTTTGACTTCGAAGCATGGTTAGATTCTATCAAACCTTTGAGTCGCACTGAGCGTGCAGACGCAACTGAAGAAGTTATGAAGATGATGAGTCTAACTACCTATGGTACTGCTGTTAATTCAGGTATCGCAGGCTGGTTTGATCGTTATCCTCGCATTCCCTATGGTCGTGCCACTTCTTACACTGCCAATAACTTTGACAAGTTTAAAATGTCCTATCCATTCTTACAATCACTGTCTCGTGGATTTAAGGAACTGCTACCATGGCGTTATACTAATCAGATGCAAGCAGCAGCGAAAATTGATCCAGCATTTCTTGTTCCTGAAACACCATTCACAACTGTTACGGTAAACAAAACTTTCCGTACTGCTGCTCACTATGACGCAGGTGATTTAAACACTGGTCTTTCTAATCTGTTGACCTTGTCCAATGATGGCAACTACACAGGTGGTTACTTGATTGCGCCTGAGTATCGTGTTGCTGTCAATGTTCGTCCAGGAGATTTGTTGTTGATCAACAACCATGAAGTTATGCATGGCAACACTCCTATCGTTTGCGAAGAAGGTTCTGAGCGTATCTCGTTGGTTGTTTATTTCCGTGAGAAGATGCTTGAACTTGGTTCAAAAGAATATGAAGACTGCCGATATGACTTTGTTGAATCTCGCAGACTTAATAAAGAACATCCACTTTGGAAGAAACTTTGGAATGGAGTTTCTGAAGGTATGTGGGAATCAAAAGAATGGTATGACTATTGCGAAAAGCATCTTGATCGTGACACACTAATTAAATATCACCCACTGGCAAATGCTGGCACACTTGAGGAGTTCTTTTAATGAAAATTATGATGGTCATGCATACCTTCAATAACTTTGGAGGTATTATCAACCACTGTGAACATCTCATGGCTGGTTTAAAAGAGTTGGGTCATGAGGTTACCTTTGCGTATCTTAAACCAAACAAACAGGTAAAGTCTGTTGAGATTCCAACAACTCTTAAAGAAGGTTATGAAATTGGGGTTGGCTCAGGTTATCCAGTGCATCAGGGTGATGGTTGGATTGCTCCCTACTATTCTTACAAAGTTAAAGAGTCAATTGATCAGTTTATTCGTGATGCTAACACACATGACATTGTTATTTGGCAGTCAATCTTTGGCTTCAAAAACAAAGACACAGAGCAAGACTTGAACTGGTTGCCAATGGTTCAAAAGATTACGGCAAAACAAGTTCCAATTATTCATGATGCGAATTTGAAGAAACTATATCCATGGATTGTTTTATTTGAGAAACACTTTTCTGGAGTTGCCTGCGTACACCCTGCTGCTTATGAATCTGCGGATTTTCTTAATGTTCCAAGAGCATTAATCTTAAATCCTCAGGATATTGATGGTGTACCAGCGACCCCACCTTTCTCTGCTCGTGAGAATAAACTACTGTCGATTCAAACATTCAAGCGTTGGAAACGTGTCGATGATTTGATTCGTTCAGTTCCCTACATGCCACAGGTAAAAACTTTGGTCGGTGGTTATGGTATTGAAGCAGCCTACATGATGTCCAAAGATAAGTGTAAGGAAGAATACTATGCAACTAAAGACTATGATCCAGATGTAACACCCGATCGTGAGGGTAAGCGTATCTGGGAGAATGCCGAGAACTCAGGCAACTTTGAGTATATTGGGTTTATATCAGGAGGTAAACGTGATGAAATACTGGCCAGTTCTAAGTTTTTGGTTGATCCAAGTTGGTCTAATACTTTCGGGGAACACTTCAATAGAGTTGTTATTGATGCTATGCGGATTGGCACTGTTCCAATTGCTGTTAATTATGGGGTATCCAACAACGAAGAAGGAATGGGAGTCGTCCTCAAAGCAGGAATAAACTACTGCATGTTGAAGAAGTCTTACACACCGAAACAGTATGGCGAAGCGATCGCTAACTTTTGTGACATGAGCGAAGCTGATTACCGTCAAATTCAACTAAATAATTATGAACTGATCAAACAATTTGATCGTAAAGTTATTGCTCAGCACTATATTGATGTGGCTAATCAGAAACCAACTGGGTATCTAACTGAGTTGAAAGTTAAGACTAATCATGATCCATCTATTCACCAGAAAGCACAGGAGATGTTCGATGAACACTTTGAAAGCAAAAAGGAAGTTGACTTGGAATCACTATTTGGGTAGTGTAAGATGAGACACATTCAAAGTTTAGACTTCGACTTTGTTGATATGCTGAACTTTGATGATCGCCCATTCAGGGCAAAGTTTGTTCCAGCGAAAATCTGGAACGACCTTGATAGATACAAAAATGACGCCACTGGCTTGGGGAATTACTTCAAGAAGTGGCGATTTTCCATTGTATGGCACTATGAATCTAAGCCAACAAAGAAAATTGCCGTTGGTGGTGGTTACTACACAGATGAAGGTCGTTCTGAGTTAGATATTTGGACAAGTTCAGACACAGACTTCAATCACCACAAGTTTACAGATGTCTCATGGGCAAGGTTCAAGTACAGAACTATTCAAGTTTGTATGCATGAACTTATCCACTGTAAGCAGTACTATGGTAAGGATGAGGAGTACTGCGCCAGCAAGGTTTACTACTCAAGAACTGGAATTGAGCGCATAGACAACAACAGAGACTATCACTCTGGTCGTGATGAGATTGAGGCATATGCTCACTGCGTTTACCTTGACTTTAAGACCAAGCGTCCAACCATCCCAGTGGCAGAACTAATTCGACATGCCAAAACCTACAAGGTTTCAAAAACACTGTCTGGAATTCAAAGAGTATTTCAAACAGATCGTTACAATGAGGTTATCCCTCTCCTACTCCGTAAGATTTTAGTTTGGGAAAGAAAATATAATCGTTACCATGCTTGACTAAATATTGCTATTAAGGCATAATTTAATCACTATGGCATCTATTGTTGGAAGTTCCACCTACGGAGAAGGACACAAGGTTGTTCTTAAAGACAGCACACAAATTAAAGCTGCTGCTCTAGTTGCGCAATTGACTAAGGCTGGGTACAAACTCAACGAGTCAATCTTCTCAATTACCAAAAGTAAAACCAAACCAGACAAAGAAATTTCTGTCACAACAACTGGAAAAGATAAACTGTTTCTTAAAGATGATAAGAGTAAAATAGTTTTATTCACTGGTTCTGCTGGCGCAATCAATAATCTATTCAATCATTTCACCGCAAATGCCAAGGCAGACACAAGACAACTAACTGAGATTAAAGAGAAAGTTAGTATGTGGTTGTTTGAATCTGTAATTGAAAAGGGAATATATCTAAAAGAAGATGCTATTCTTGCGAAGTTAACTGTTGGTGAGAAGAAACTGTATGATCATACTTACTATGAGTCTGCAGTTAAACAAGCAAAAGTATTGAAGCCGATGGTAAAGGGTAATGGATTCTACTACGAACGACAGGCAGAAAATCTAACTGCCAAGCTGTATGAAGTTGGTAGAAAGTTATCTAAAAAGGCAAATGACAACTGGAATCCTGCCGATGTTTGGATGATCAAGAAAACATTCGACATGAAGAAGTTTACTGAAGCCACAACTATCACTGAATTAAATGAATCAATCGGTGCAGCGTATAAGAAAGGTTTGGTATACCCAATCTCTCTGAAGCAAGTTACAACTGACAAGGGAAAGTTCTCTGTTATTGATGTAAATACAATGCTCTCCCAACCATTGCAATATGATGTTTCCTTTGAGAAGGTAGACTTGTCTGATACCTTTGCCAATTTTATTCTGCAGACTAAATCAGGGTTCGCAATCCGAGCAGGATTTAAAGCATCTGCCACCACATTAAATGTTTCCCTAGAAGGTAGATTTGTCGGCGCAGGTTACCAATTGGGTGCCATTGATGCCAGTACTTTCCCTGTCCATATGACAACTAAGTATTCCTACACTGTTCGTGGGAGTAAAGAAGTGGCCAAGGCTGACCATGATATTGCCAAGAAAGAACTAAAGAAGATTATCGAAAGATATGGAAGATTCTCCAATACAATGACAGATTTTAAGGCAGTGGAAAAACAATATAATAGTGGAAATAAATTGACCAAAGATAGATTCGCTAATTTAATTTCCTATATGTATGCTCTAATGGTCGCTCCAAAAACACCAAAAGAATTTAAAGAATTAATGACCTACTGTTATTATTCTTCTAAAAAGTTGGTTGCAGACGCTAGTATGTACGTTATTATAGAAAATGGATAACCCTACCAGTCGTAGGGTTATTACTTGACATATATTTGCAAATCAGGTATAATATAAATATAAGAATAAGAGGGTATCCAATGAAATCGTTCCAAACATTCCTGAAAGAAGAAGCCGAAGAAGGCTCTAAACTCAAACATATTACTCATCCAGAGGATCGTCCACTGTTCCATGGTCATGAGGGTTTCGAACATGCTCATGGCGCACTGACTCATGCTCATGAGCATATGAAGTCTGGAGCAAGCAATAGCAATCTGACTACAAAGTATGATGGTTCCCCAGCTGTTGTTTTTGGTACTCACCCAAAGACTAAAAAGTTTTTCGTGGCTACCAAGTCTGCGTTCAACAAAGATCCAAAAATTAATCACACTGCAGCAGATATTGAAAAGAACCATGGTCATGCTCCAGGATTGGTTACTCATCTTAAGGCTGCTCTTGAGCATCTACCAAAAGTTACACCAAAGGGTAAAGTATATCAAGGTGACTTGATGCACTCTGGTGGTGACAAAGGAACTGTTTCTCATGATAAGAAAACAGGCAAGTCTTCTTTTACTCCAAATACAATTACCTATACAGCCAGTGGCGACGAAGCCAAGAAAGCTGCCAAATCTAAAGTTGGTATCGCTGTTCATACTCAATATCATGGTAAAGATATTGGTTCAATGTCTGCTCATCATGAAGTTAATCATAGTGAGTTCGGTCAACACCCTGATGTTCACCACCATGATGCCAGTTTCAATACATCGACTGCTAAATATCCACAAAAGTCACAAGACGAATTTCATAAACACATGAATGCTGCTAAAGCAATTCATGATGAACATGGTTCAAAAATGTATAGTGCTGTTCACCCTAAACACTCTGGTGATACAGGTCATCTAGGAACATATATTAATCACACTGTTAGGAATGACACTGTTCCAAATGTAAAAGATTTCAAGGCACATGTCCAAGGAATTCATGACAAGAAAGCTGCCAAAGTTTCAACCGATAAAGCAAAGGCTGTTCACACTGGTGAAGGTAATGCTCAAGTTGCCCATATCGAAAAGAACAAGGGACATTACGAGAACTTGTTAAATCAACACCACCACTTGGCTCAAGCAAAGAACACTCTAGTTAAACATCTAGAGACTGGTCACAGTGGATATGAACATCATATCGAAGGTAAAGAATCTAAGCCAGAAGGATTCGTGATTAATCATGAACACAATGGTAAGACTGAACCATCTAAATTAGTTAATCGTGCAGAGTTTGCCAAGCAGAATTTGCTTAAGACTCGCAAACCTAAAACAGAGGAATAATATGTCAGACCTAATCGCAGCAGCATTGAAAGAACTAGAGAAGTACGCAGTACAACATCCTGAAGAAGCGAAACAAGCTGCTTCAGATAATGCTTTAGAAAAAACTGAACTTGTAGAAACAAATGTTCAGTTGTGGAAAGAAGAATCAAATCCAAAAAGATTAACAATCATTGAGGAATAATATGTTATCGTTCAAAACATATCTAGAAGAAGGTGAACGTGGATTGTGGGATAACATTCACGCTAAACAAAAACGTATTAAAAATGGTTCTGGCGAAAAGATGCGTAAACCAGGTAGCAAAGGTGCTCCATCTGCTGCTGACTTCAAGGCATCTCAAACTAATGAAGCAGCAGTAGATGCTAAGGGTTATAAATCTTCTACTGGTGGTCTAACGCAAAAAGGTCGCGACCACTATAATGCTCAGGGTGGTCATCTAAAAGCACCAGTAACAACTCCACCTTCAGAATTAAAGGCTGGAAGCAAAGCAGCAAATCGTCGTAAGTCTTTCTGTGCTCGTATGGGTGGTGTCGAAGGTCCAATGAAGAAACCAAATGGTGAGCCAACTCGTAAAGCACTGGCTCTAAGAAAGTGGAATTGCTAATGTTATCTTTCAAGAACTTTATTAAAGAAGCCAACGATGGTTCAGTAACTAAACAATCAGCACACCATGTTATGGCATTTGGTCGTATGAATCCAATTACTCATGGTCATCAGGCAGTAGTTAATAAAGTTCATGAAGTTGCTAAGACGCATGGTGCCAGTCACAATGTTGTAGTTTCTCACAGCCAAGACGCTAAAAAGAACCCATTGACTGCTGCCCAGAAAGTTAAGCATGCCAACAATGCATTCAAAGGAACTAAGATTACAGCTGCCAGCAAAGAAGCACCTACTATTCTACACCATGCTGCTCAAGCACACGCTGCTGGCGCAGAACACCTTCATGTAGTTGCTGGCTCTGATCGCCATGAAGAAATGCATAATCTCCTACACAAATACAATGGTCAAAAATCTGCCCATGGTCACTATAACTTCAAGTCTATAACTGTTCATTCCTCTGGCGAACGTGATCCAGATTCAGAAGGAACAAGTGGTATCTCTGCCAGTAAAATGCGAGAACACGCTGCCGCTGGAGATAAGAAATCTTTTCATGCTGGTGCACCAACAGGTATGACACCGAAACATAAAGATGCTATGTATAATGATGTTCGTAAAGGTATGGGGCATAAAGATTAAAAGACCTAAATAATACTAGTAATATTATTTTATAGATGGAAAAAGATGAAAAACTTTAAGCAATTAATCAGAGAATTACCTTCAAATAAAGTCGTTGCAGCTTTTGGGCAGTTCCAACCACCTACAGCTGGTCACGAACATTTGGTTAAAGCAGTTCAGTCTATCGCCAACAACGGCGATCATGTTATCTATGCTTCTGCAAACGAAGACAAGAAACTAAACCCACTCCCAGCAGATAGAAAAGTGTACTTCCTACAGCGTATGTTCTCTGAAGGAAACTTCAAGTCATCTGAAGAAATTACATCTATTGTAGAGATGGCATCTGAATTAAGCAAGAAGTATAAGCATCTTACTGTTGTTACCTTTGCCGATAAAGTCGGTGAGTATGAGCAACAGTTAAAAGAACACAATGGAACAATGTATCAGTTCGATAGCATTAAGGTTATCTCTGCTGGTGATATAGATCCAGATAGTAATTCAGTTTCCGTAGTTTCAAATGTCAAGATGTGTGAGTCTGCCAAAACAGGTGACTTTATACAGTTTAAAAAGGGTGTTCCACATACACTCACAGAATTAGACTCTCGTCGTTTAATGAATGATCTACGTAAGGGAATGGGACTTGATCCTATTCGCGAGAATGTTATCTTTGAACGCACAAAGATTCGTGAACAATATGTCGCTGGTAAAATCTTTAATATCGGCGACAGAGTTAAAGATGAAGATGGTGTTTATGAAATTATGGATCGTGGTGCCAACTACATCACTGTGGTGAATGAGTCAGGCAACTTGATGAAAAAGTGGATCGACAAAGTATCCCCATCAAGAAAAAAGATTGAAGAAAATCTTGACACAAATCCAAACGAAATCTGTTTTAAAAACTACACAACTGCCAATTTTAATAAAGACCCAAGAGTTTTCCACGCATTCAAAGGAACTATCTCTAAGTGGGAACAAGGTGGTATTGAAGATGGTGTCGCTGTTTTAAATGCAATCAAGCACACTGATTCTTACATGTCTATGGTAGATGGTAAGGATAGGACTTCTGAAGAAAATAAAGCAAAGCAAGCATTGGCTCGTTGTGGCGAATATCAATCTCACAACTATTGGGATGATCATAAAGCAATTACTACCGATGATGTTATGGCAAAACATAATGCTGATTTACAAGACGCAATCTCAAAGGTAAATGTAAAAGAAGAATCTGAAGTAATGGATTCTAAAAAACTTGCCATGCGTTACAAAGATTTTATGAAGAAATCTGGATCTAAAGAACCAGCAGTGGAAATTGCTGAGCCATCTTCAGGTAAACCAATGTCTGTTCTTAAAAATAAAGAAGAGAAATTAAAGACTCAAAATCAAAATAATTTACCAGAAGCAGTTAGCACTGGACCAGTTGCAAATGTTGATAAAATTAATCATGCTGGTGATAAACCACATGAAGAAAAGTTTGTAAAGTTCAAAGGTGTAAAACCTAAACAAAAAACAGTTGAATTGAAACCTACCAATGAAGAAGCTGAACAGATTGACGAATTGTCAACTGATCTTTTAGCCAAGTATAAAACAGCTGCTGGCGCATCGGCAAAGGCAGCTGACAAAGCTGGCAACTATGTCAAAGGTGATAAGCGTTTTAAGGGTATCAACAAAGCAACTAACAAACAGTTTGATAACGACCTAAAGAAACATGGCCAATATGTAAAAGAAGGTCGTGGATTAGCAGACAAATATTATGCGCTTGCTCAAGATCGTAAAGCAACTGCTGATGAGAATAAAGATAATCATGAAACATATCATACTCACATGGCAGATCATCATGATCATATGAGTCGTTATCATGAAGAACTTGGTCAGCATCGATCCGCTCAAACCCATGCTGATAAAGCAGATATGCATCATGAGAAATCAATGGAGCGTCAAAAAAATAAAACTGCTGTCAAAGAAGATGTCTACAGCTCTGATACTAAAACCAAAAAGGTTCAGGTTCAGGATAAAGATGGTAACTGGGTATTTAAAGATCGTAAATCTCACCCACATAAAATTAATTTTGGTGCCAGCAGAATGAATGGTAAACCTGATCCTCAAGATCCATCAAAAATTGACACTGAAACAGCGTATCAAAAGCACTTAGATAAAATGGAAAAGCAAAGAAATGAAGCATGGGTATTGAATCCTGATGGCAAGACTAAAAAGAAATACAAAGACATTAAAGATAATAAGACTTTGAGTATTTCCAACACAGCACCATTTGATGCTTTCTCTAACACTAATAATCAGTCATAAATATACCTATGGAAACTACTTTAATTAGACTAATGCAAACTGTTCTGGCAGACAGTCATGTTTTGTATATCAAATCTCATGGCTACCATTGGAATGTAGAGGGTAAGTTATTCCCTATGCTTCATGATTTCTTTGAGAATATCTACACAGAAGTATATGCCAGTCTAGATAGTACTGCCGAGCAGATTCGTCAAATTCAAGGTCGTGCTATTCACAGCCTGTTAGAATTAGACAAAGCAAGAACAGTTCCTGATGAAGTTATCACTGTTGGAACAGATAACAATGGTATGTTACAAGACTTGGCTGCTGCCAATCAGTTAGTTCTTATCTCTTTGATGAGAGCATACGAAGAAGCAGGAACTCAGCAAGAATTCGGTTTACAAAATTATCTACAAGATCGTATGATGGCTCACAAGAAACATGCTTGGATGCTTAGATCTACACTAAACAAAGCAGGGGAATAATAGATGGAAAATTTGGATCAAACTTATAAGCGTTTATTGGAAGAAAATAAACCAAAAGACAATGTTAAAGAAGAACTAAAAGGTGGTCAGAAGAACCTCGACAAAAACCATAATGGTAAATTAGATGGTCAAGACTTTGTTATTCTTCGCAACAAAAAGAAAAAAGTTGTGAGCGAAACTGCTGATGAGCCACCATTTGACAAACCTTATACTAAATCTAAAGGTGCTGTTACCAGTAAGTCTGGTATGAATCGTGCTCGTGATCTTGCTCGTTCTTCTTTAAATAAAAGTTTGAATAAAACATATGACGCATACAATCCAGAGAAGGATAAGTTGAAGAAACAACACTTTGGTATGGCTGAAGAAGTTAAACAGATTGACGAAGCCAATCATCGCGACTATGCCTGTGCCAGCTGTATGCATCCAACTATGGCAAAGAATATGAAGACTGGTGAACACATGGATTACTATGAGCCAAAGACTGGCGATAAAGTCCATGGTAAAGTTATGCATAAAAGTGCAACTGAAGTTCACATGAAACAAACTCATGACTCTTATGATCCTAAGAAAGCTGGTTCTGTCCATAAGTTTAAAGTAACTGACAAGTTGCCAGAAAAAGTGGATGAAGTATTGAAACCATCTATGGGAGCAGGTGCTTATATTGATGACTTTATTAAATCTAAGAATCCACAGTTTGCTGGTAAATCTTCAGAGAAGCGTCGTCAAATGGCACTGGCTGCTTACTATGCTGCAAAAAAGGGCATGAAAGAAGAAGCCGAACTTGAAGAAGGTCGCCGTGGTCGAGAATCATCAAATTCAATACTTACTCCAACTGAAACTGGTGCTAAATCCGTAAATAAAGGTACTCCCGAATATGCACAAGAAAAGAAACGCAGGGTGGATCTAGATAATCACTTGAAAAGCACGATTCATAATGATAAGATGTCATATCGTAAAACTCAAAAAGAAGAAGCAGAATTAGAAGAAGGTATGTATTCTTCTGATGTTGAAAGAGCATTCCCAAATGGTAAAGCCAGCGGTGTAAAAACGCATGCTCCTGTTGCTCCAGTTCCACCGAAAAAGAAAGAACAAATGAAACCAAGAGTTGGTCATCCAACTAATATGAAAGAAGAAGCCGAACTTGAAGAAGGCGATTTAACAATTAGACATCTCTATAATAAATTTGCCGATGCGCATGCTGGCGGACATGATACTAAGTCGACTGAAAAAGTAATTAAAAAAGTTCATGGTGATGTAGTTATGGGTCACATGAAAAAAGCAGCCAAAGCAAATGCTAAAACTGACTTTGATGGCGAAGATAGACACTTTGACAATGCTCAAACTGCAGGAAGAAAAACGGATAGACTTGGTTCTACAGTTGGAAGAGATCGATCTGCATTTAGAAAGCGTTTCGAAGAAGTTGAGCAACTAGATGAAAAAATCTATGCTGATGATTATCACTCAACTTCTGAAACATCTCAGTTTGGCGGTCATCGTCCTCATGTTATTGCCAAAGACACTGGTAAAACAATGTATCTTGGTCAACATGCATATAAGACACCGAAGCACGCAATTGAACATGCTCAAGCGTATCTAAGCGCATATTCTAAAACAGGCATGCATGGTGCTGATCGTGCCAGTACTGCTTATGCAACTGCAAATAAACATAACCACCATATTAATGAAGCCAAAGACCCAAAAGAGTATGGCTACGAAGGCGACATGGCCATGAACCAGTTGAAAACATTGGTGCGTTGTGCCGAAATGATTGAAGATTGTTTAAAACCAGATACTGATTTGCCAGAGTGGGTTCAATCTAAGATTACTCTAGCCACTGATTACATTCAAACTGCAGCTGACTATTTGTACTCTGAGATGGATGAATCAACTACTGAAACAAATAAATATACTATTGCAGAAGATAATATTGACGAAGCATGGGTTCTTCGTCAAAAGAAAAAAGAAAAGAAACCTGTCAAGGAAGAAACTGTGAAATCATTTAAAGACTTTATCACCGAAATGGAATTTGACAAGAATGGCAAATATGTCCACAAAGGTAAATATGGCACTTCGTACGATGATCCTGAAGGCAAAGAGGATAGCGAAAAGCCAGCAGCAGAAAAAGCAGAAAAGCGTGGTCGTGGCAGACCTGCTGGTGCTAAATCGGGAGCAAGGCAAATTGGCGGTGCTTCTAAGAAGGGATCTGGTGTTGAATACACTGGATACAAATTACACTTGCCAAACTCTAACAAATAATTAAGGAGAAATCTCATGGCACTATGGGGAAATAAAGATA